GAAGATGGTCAACTATCTCCAGAACAAGCATATGAAATGCAACGTAAATGGAAGTCAGAATATAGTGGGCCTGAAAACGCAGGTAACATAATAGTATCGGGTTCTAAGGTTGGTTGGCAACAAATAGGTTTATCTCCAGTTGATTTAGCTATTATTGAATCAATGAAAATGAATCTTAGGCAGATGTGTAATGTATACCATGTAAACTCTGCTTTGTTAAACGACCCTGATAACAAGACTTACAATAATATGTACGAGGCTCGTAAAGCTTTGATTTCAGACGCTATTTTACCAGAACTTATATCAGCTAGAGCAGACTTAAATAAATGGCTTGTAGCTCCTTATAATAAGTCAGAGAATAAAAAGTATTTCTTAGATTTTGATTTAAGTGTATTCCCTGAACTACAAGAAGATAAGAAAGAACAAATATCATACCTTGAAAGAGCTTGGTGGTTAACACCTAATCAGAAACTTGAGGAAATGGGTTATGGACGTAATGAGAATCCTGATATGGATAAGATTTATGTAAGCATTCAAGTTACTCCTATTGACAAAATAGATATTGACCCTATTGAACAAGCTATAGGTATTGCACAAGCTAGTAAGTCGGTAAATCCTATAGAGGATGAAAAACCAATGGCTCAATTAGTTACAATGGCTAAAGAGTTTAATAAGGACAATCCTGGTAAAAGGGTTACTGCAAAGAAACTAGAGGAAGTATTTGCAACAGGGATAAGAGTATTTAAAGAGCAAGAGTTAAAGGGTAATGAGAATGCTTTTGCTATGAGCTTTGTAAAAAGATTCCTAGATTCTTACGCTAAAAAAAAAACTGAAAAAGCAGACAGCTATTCAGACTACCCAGAAGCAGCAAGTAATAATGCTAAACGTGCTTTAAAATACGCAGAAGAAAATGGATGGGGAGATTGCGGAACACCAGTTGGAAAAGCAAGAGCTAATCAATTAGCTAATCGTGAACCTGTATCAAGAGATACAATAGCAAGGATGGCAAGTTTTAAACGTCACCAACAAAATAAAGATGTACCATATAGTGAAGGTTGTGGTGGATTAATGTGGGATGCTTGGGGTGGCGATGCAGGAGTAAATTGGGCAATAAGCAAATTAAAAGAAATAGAAAACAATTAAGATATGTTATTATACAAAAATTTAAATCAGGGAATTACAGACGTAGATGTCAAAAAAGGCATTGTTACTGGATACTTTTCTTCGTTTGATAATATGGATAGCGATGGAGATATTATCCGTAAAGGAGCTTTCTCTAAAACAATTAATGAGAACTTCTCAAGGATACGTCATTTGTTAGATCATGATGCTACTAAATCAGTAGGTAAAATTCTTGAGCTAAAAGAAGATAACAAAGGTTTGTACTACGAAAGTAAGGCAGGTCGCCATACACTTGGAAGAGATTATCTTTTAATGGTAGAAGATGGATTGATTAACGAACACTCAATTGGTTTTGTTACTATTAAACAAAAAGGTATGGGTCAATACAATGAAATTACAGAAGTTAAATTATATGAAGGCTCTTCATTACAAGGATGGGGTGCTAATGAAATGACACCAATTACAGGTATGAAAAGCTATGAAACAATAGGATTTATGATGGATAACATTTTAAATGCAATCAAAAACGGTAAATACACAGATGAAACATTTGCCAAATTAGAACTACAATTACTACAACTACATAAGGAACTTGCTTTACTTAAAGAAGCATCAGTTGAAAATCTTGAGCCATTGGAAGATAAATCTACCGTTACGGTAACTATATCTATAGAAGATACTGAAGATGAAAACGTTATGGATGAAGAGGCAGTTGTTGAAGAAGGATCACCTGAACTTGAAGAAAGCGAAGATGAGAAATTTGAATTATTATTAAACAATTTATTAGAAGATTACAGAAATGGAAAAAGTTGAACAACTTAAATCTGCTATAAACGAAAACGTAAAAAACGTCGTTGCAGAACAAATCAGCGAGAAATCTCAAGCAATTGATGCTCGTCTTGACGAAATGGAAATTAAATTACAAAAACAAAATTCTACAGAAAAAATGGAAGCTAAATCTTTTGAAGCGTCTTTTGCAGACCTAATTGCAAAGAACTTTGATTCTATCAGTGATGTATCTGCTGGTAACAAAGTTAAACTTAACATGAAAGCTGTTGGTAACATGACTGTTGCTAATAACCTTACAGGTGATGCAGTACGCACATACCAGCCAGGTGTTGCTATGATACCTAACCGTTTGGTTAACTTCCGTAGCCTTATCCCTGCTGTTAGCTCTGCTACTGGTATATACACATTGTATCGTGAAACTGGTGTAGAGGGTTCTATCTCTGTACAATCAACTCCAGGTGATGCTAAAACACAAATTGACTACGATTTAACTGCGGTTACTTATACTGCTCGTTACATCGCTGGTTATGCTCGTATTGACAAGTCAATGCTACAGGATCTTCCTTTCCTACAGTCAGCTTTGCCACAAATGTTGTTACGTGATTTCTACAAAGCAGAAGATGCTAAATTCTATGCTGATCTTATCGCAGCTGCTACAGGTTCTACTACTACTTCAAATACTGTTGACGTAGAGCAAATCATTGATTACATTACCAACCTTGAAAGTGCTGATTTCTCAGTAAATGGTATCGTTGTTAATCCAAAGCAATGGGGTAGATTATTGTTAACTAAACCTGCTGATTATTCAATCCCTGGTGGTGTAACAATCACTCCTGATGGAAACATAGCTATCGCTGGTATTCCTATCTTCAAGTCAAGTTTCATCGCTGATGATAAAGTACTTGTAGGTGATTGGAACATGGCTAAGAGAGTTGTAGTTGACGATCTTAAAGTTGAGTTTTTTGAGCAAGATTCTGATAACATTCAGAAAAACTTGGTAACTGTTCGTATCGAGGCTCGTGAAGTTCTTGCTATTGATAGAGTTGATGCTTTCGTTTTTGCTGATTTAGGCAACGTAGCATAATTATAAAGTAGTTTGGAAAGTATAATACTGGGAGGATCGTTTCCTCCCCTACTTTCAAATAAATAAATTATGAGTAAGAAAATAAAAGTAAAGTATTCATACAGAGATTTAGTATTGAATAGATTTGTTAAAGAGGGTGAAGAATTAATTGTATCTGACGAAAGAGCTGAGATTTTATTGAAAAAAGGTTTTGTTCGTACTTTTGAAGAAGTAGTTGAAGAAGTAGTACAAGATATAGTACAAGAAGTAGTACAAAAAGAAGAAAAAGTTGAGGTTAAAACAAAGGAGTTAAAAATATCTAAAAAAACTAAGTAATGACTTTAGGACTTGACGTAGAAATAAAAATCGATTTAGTATCAGAACCAGTTACGGTTGCTGAAATGAGAGATTATCTAAATATAGATTTTAGTACATGGGATTCTTTATTGAGTATCCTAATTTCTGGAGCAAGGTCTAAAATGGAAAGATATACTGGCTGTACTTTTGGCACTAAAACATTGATTTCTACATTTCAGCAGGTTGGCAGTAATATTGATATTCCTTATGGCCCTATTCAATCAATTACAAGTGTAAAGTCTATTGATGAAACAGGTGTAAAAACTACTCTTGTTAATGGAGTTGATTACTTGATTACTGGTAATAATTTTAAGAATATTAGATTCAATTATATTGATAATCCAGTTGAGATTGAGTATGTAGCTGGTTACGATCCTCTACCAGTAGATTTAAAAGTTTCTGTAATGAAGCAGGTAGGTATGGATTTTGAATTTAGAGAGAATGTAATGGATTCGTCACAGGTAACTGAACTTTCCAATGGTGCAAAACAAGCAGCTAATAGTTATCGTAGAGTTTATTTATTCTAATGAGAAGAACATTTCACAAGTCATCAGATTTTAGAGAGCAAATAGAGCTTATTAAGTATGCGTTAACGTATGATGAAACAGGTGGTACTGTTCCTACTTATGAATCAGCTTATAATACCTTTGCTAAAGTAAAACCATATGATGGTCAATTATCAATACAGGGTGGTGAAAGAGTTGGTAATAATAAATATGAGTTTATTGTACGATATAGAAATTCATTAACCTATGAGATACCAAATCTTTGGGATGAGTTCTTTGCTGTATGGAGTGAGAATAGTCAGTTTATAGATAAGACTTATAAAATAGGATATAGGAATAAACAGTATATTATTCATTCTGTTATTATAGAAGATGAACGTAATTATTATTTGAGAATTATTGGATGGCTTAAAAGTTAATGGGCGATTTAAAACAAGTATTAAAAGATTACCAAAAGTATTACGATGCTGTAAGGGAATATAGCGAGGAAAAAGTAAAGAAAACGGTAAGTAATATAAAAGATATTACAAATTCAAAATATTCAGCTGATGGAATTGATGGGGATAAAAACAATATAATTGTTCCAAACAGTCCAATAAGCTATAAAATGCAGAATAATAAAAGTACTGTCAATGGGTTTGCTTATGCAACACCAAATAAAAACTTTATTTATTTAGAGTTT